TATTCAGATGGATCTCTAGGAATGATCCTATACCAAACTTCCATACCATGAAGAGATGGCTAGAATCTCACACGCTGAGTCGTATAAGATGAGAGGAGTGGCTCATGATGTATCTATCTTGTGTGTATTTCTTTCTTTATATAAGGGGGAAATATAAAGGGGGATATAATTTCTTTCCTCTGTAAAGGAATTAACTCCTTTAATATACTCCTGAAGCACAAGCCTAATCCCGATATATTTTATATGCCTGTACTAACCTATGGAAACTCAATTACAAAAACCAAAGGATTATATAGCAGTAGATGGATGATGTGCGAATACATGAGGATGATGAGTATGATATTATAGATGAATTTTAATAAAAAATGGAGAAGTCAATAATGGTAAAGTAATTTTTGAAAAAGAATTTCCACAAACTTCTAACAATCTAACTGAGTATCTAGCAATATTAGAAGCTATGAGATGGAGAGCTAAGAATGATCCTAAGATTGCTATATATTCAGATAGTACAGTAGCAATATGATGGGTAAGGAAATGATGACACAACTGTGGACAATTAGCTATGTGGATTCATGCCAAGAGTTATACTGAAAAATTAGAGAGATGGAGAAACAAATCATGAGCCAAATTTGAAAACATATACCAACGATTCACTAAGAAACGATGAGATATACCTGCTGATTATGGTAAAAAAGCATGATGAGTGAATCTATATCCAAAGAAGCAAGCTAAAGATATAAAAGAATTACAGAAAAAAATAGATGACTGAAAGCAAGATCAACAATTCAATCTAAACACAATCTCAAAGACAATATATGCTGATTTCTATTGAGAAAAGGTATTAAAAGAGATTGAAGAGATGACTGATTCAATCAAACCAAATATGAATCAGCTACACTTCTGAGCTCTTATAGCTTCATGAGTAAGTAGTGATTTAGCATATCAAAGTGTATTTGTAGAAAAAGCTGAGGAATTATTGGATGCAAAAAAACAATATTTACAAGCTCCGAAAGCAAAGAAACCTGAAAAACAAATATATTTAGAAAAGATAACAAATGAAATCAAAATTATGTGAAAGATGTATGCGGGAACTCCATGAGTAAAACGAGCCGTAAACAAGATTATACACAACGAGATAGATACAATATATGGAATGATAGAAAATGATAATAAGACACTACTGAAATATCTATATACAGCAATGCAGAAACTTCAACAAGAGATAATTGCATGAAGGAATATAGCATTAAATGCAAATGCATTAAAGAATATATGACATGAAATAGCATTGATACAAAAAGATATAGCACCTGATAATAATGTTATATTTGCCTTCTGAAAGAATGTATTACAGGAGACAAAGGAAATGAGTAAGGACGAATTAGTGAATGTAATTACTGAAGCTCTTTAAATCCTAACCATATAACAAAATGCGAAACTACAAAGTACATGGTAGCAAGTATGGATTCTATTTGATCCGCTATCCAAACAAAACAAGACAACAAACTACTTTAAGAAGCTATTACTGGACTGGAAAAGAATGGATTCCTCGTATAGCCAAAGCAAAAGTATATCAAACACAGCATGAAGCTGAGAAAGATATGAGCCTTTTTAATCCTAATGATAATTAAAATGCCTGAAGAAATTATAAATCCATGATGTCTATCATTGCCACAGGATATGTGCGATGAGAGAGACTTTAAAGCTGAGGAAGCAATCAAAGTAGATGAAAACATAGAATTGCCTGAATCATTTTCTTTATGAAAATGGATATGGGAAACTAACTATCAGTGAGCTATTGGATCATGTACAGCAAATAGTACGAGTCACTGAGTACAGATACTAGCAGTAGCAAAGTGATGAGAGATACCATTTGATAAAAATATAATAACTCCTGATTGGAAAGATTTATGGAGGAAAATGGGACATAATCCTGAAAAGTATGAATGATGATGAGATTATGTAGAAAAAGCCGTAGACACTGCTCTTAAAGAATGAATTTTGTCTATAGAGAAATGAGAGATAATAAAGTTTGATGCATACTGTACAATGAATTGGAATGGTAGTGACGAAAATATAATGATGATGAAGAGATATCTATATCAGACAAATCCTATCGTACGATGCATGAAAGGTAATAAGAATGTATGGAATCAGTTATCATTATGACAATTGACTAAATGAATAAAACTATCTGAATCTACATGAGCTCATGCTATATGCTTAGTATGATGGGATAAGGAAGGATTTTGGTTTGTAAATAGTTGGTTAACTAATGATTGACTAAAAAGAAAATCAAGATTCCATGTGCCATATAGTATAATGAAACAATATAGCAATATGTTTAACTGGAGGATGTGGGTATTGTATAGTAAGATTGATGCTCTTAAAGATCCAGATTATCTTAAAAAGAAAAGCAATGCATTGATTATACTAAAAGCATTGAGAAAAATGTATGATGACGAAAGTATATCAGTTAAGAATAGCATTGTAAAACTTAGCATTGCTCTTAGAGATGAATATCCAGAACTTAATGATGAGTATCCAGTGGAATAATTTATATATTGTATAAATATAAATGACTAAAAACTTTAAGCAGATGTATTCTGATGAAATAAATCGAAATAACATAAAATACAAAAGCAATGAGCCTGATGTAGATTATGTACAAAATGATCCTCGTAATATGGATACATTCCTAAATCTAGAGGATACATTTATTGAGAGTAAAAAAAATTATTGAGGTAAAATGTGAAGTAATGTGATTGTATGAAGAAAGGAAAGACACCTAGAAATACAACGATTCAATTACATGACAAGTCACATAGAGCCTGCAAGTACAGAACAGTGAGCTTTTATAAATCAGGTATGATTTATATATGATAGTAACATGAATCAGAAAGCTCGTTTTGTAGAGCAAGCAGAAGCATGAAATTTAATTAAAATGAAAGTGCTTCAAGATTGATTGTATAGACTGACTCATAAAGAGGAGCTTGCATTGGATTCTAGCGATAGAGAAGTATATACATATATAAATCGTAATCGTAATGGTACTGATCTGCCTTTATGTGTATACCATATTCAATGAAATTATAATGGAGATATATCATTGACATTATGACAAATGCATCCACGAATTACTGGATACTGCTCATTATATTCTGAACTGAAGAAATGAGATATCCTAGAGTATAGGATAATAGGTAATAAACAGGATTTGAATGATAACCATAGAGTAGATATCTCATGACAAGTAAGAGAATGGAGCAATTTTCGACAAGTGGAATATGTGAATTTTGCTTTTGATGATCTGAATAAATGAATCAAACAGCATTTAACACCATGAGTACAATAATGGAAGAAACTACACTTGATAAAATAATGGATATACCTGAGGATGATACAGATGAGCTTCAGGATGACTATAATACACAAGAGGAAAAGAAAATATTTTTGAAACAAAAAGAAAAAGCAAGTGTAATAAGTAGACAAAAGTATATAGAAGAAGTACAACTAAATAATCTACAGGTAAGAGCTCAGATGCTGGTATTAGCCAAAGATAATACAGTAGAATGAAACCAAAAGAAAATGGAAATAATAAGTAAATGCAAGAATGATCCATGTTTTTTCTTTAACTATATGCTATGGACATATAATCCTAGACTGAATGATCCTCACCTACCATTTATATTGTATCCATATCAAACTAAATTTGTAAATGATATAGTGAGAAGCATAGAGAATGAAACAGATGTATGGATAGAAAAAAGCCGTGATATGTGATTTTCATGGCTAATACTATGAATATTATTATGGTGATTCTTATTTAAAGGTCGAGCAAGCCTACTCTGATCTTATAAAGATACATATGTAGATGATAGATGAAATATGGATAGTCTATTTGAGAAGTTGAGATATATGCTAGATAGACTACCAAAATGGATGAAACCAAATGATTTACAATGTAATTATGAGAATATATCTAGTAAAGAATTAGGATGCTCAATGGATGGTGATGTATGACAAAACTTTTGAGTATGAGGTCGTAGAAAAGTAGTATTTATGGATGAGTTTTCAAAGTGGAAATATACAGACAAAGATGCATATAGAAAATCTAAGGATATTACTAACTGTAGAATATTCTGAGGTACTCCTGAATGAGTAGATAATGTATACTGAAAGGTGATGACAAACCATAAAGATTATCAGCACCTTCTAATAAATAAGATAAGATTATTATGGAATCAGCATCCGCTAAAAACAAAAGCATGGTATGAATTACAGAAAGTAGAGAGAACAGCATTGGATTTAGCAAAAGAGGTAGATATAAGTTATGATACTTCAGTTACATGAGCAGTTTATCCATTATTCCATCAAATGATAAAATTAGAAGATGTACAATATAGAGCAAATTTACCTGTATACACAGGTTGGGATTTTGGATTAGATATGCTAGCAGTAATTATGTGTAATGTAGATCTCAGACAAAGACAAGTATATATATTTGATGCATTCCAAAGGGAAAACTGGGATTTGTTATCATTCTGCTGATTGGTATTATGAAGACCTATATATGAGAATAATCGAAAGTATGATGATAAAGATTGGGAAGTAATGGAAAGAACAAGATTGTATAAATATACAGAACATTTTGGAGATCCATATAACATAGACAATAGGAATGTAATATCTCAGAATAAAACAATCAGATGAGAACTAAGGAAAGTATGAATAGAAGTCCGTACAAATAGAAAAAGTACAATAGAGGAAAGAATAAGAGAAGTATCATTAGAGATGTGAAATATACATATAGATAAAAATTTATATGAATTTATTACAGCGATTGAGCAGAGTAAATATCCACAGAAACCTGATAATTCTCAGGCAACTACATGAGGGACTAAACCAGTACATAATGAATTTTCACATTTTAGAACTGCATTAGAATACTTGATTGACAATTTGATAACTTGTTATCCATGATACTGAGTAACTGCAAGTCAAAGTATTGCACCAAGTGTACAATGAATAATATAATGCTTATAAATTACCATTTAGATATAAAATATCCTGAAAATGGTAATTTTTGATTTTATGAAAAAGTTGGATATAAGGCGAAAAATACTGTGAGAGTATCCTGCATGATCAGGGCAACTTTTATATCCTATTTTCTACAAAGATGGCAGACTTAACAGACGACCAAAAAAGGTTAAAAGATTTTACTAAGAAAAAGCTACAAGAGCAAGGTATTATCTCTTCTCCTGCTGAGCCAAATAATCAAATAACACCACAAGATAATGGTGGATTTTTTTTACCATGAATAAGTAATACAATACCTCAAGTAAATTCATATGAATGATGAATAAAACAAGGGAATATACAAACTAATATACCACTTCCATGAATTACAAATAAACCTGAAACTATATCTGCTATTGATCCACATGAAGCAATAGAGTGAATGGAAAGATTTAGAAAAGAAGAAAGTAATAGAGTAACTTCTCAATATTGAACTTTAGTAAAAAGATGATTTAAACAAATATGAAATACTTTTGATAAATTTGCTAATGCTAATTTGAGTAAAGAATGAATCTTGGAAAAACTAGCAAGAATAGGAGAAGTAAATTGAGCAAGTAAAAAAGCGATGCAACCATACATTGAAGAAAATAAATCTCAAACTTTAGCATATAATAAGAAAGTAAATGATGCATTTGCTGAATGGGAAAAAAGAAATATGGATATGAATATATTAAAAAAATATGAAGAAGAGACTGTATCATGACTACTTTCTCGTTGAGATTTTAAATGAGCATGATATAAACTAATAAAATGATTATCTGAGAATGCTACTATGATACCAGAAATGGTAGTAACAATGGTAGCTCCACAGGTATGACTACCTTTAATTGCTACTGATGTATATATACAAGAGAGTCAATGAACATTTGAAGATCTTATAGAAAATTGAGCTACATATGAACAAGCTGAGAATTGAGCAGTAATAGTATGACTTGCTAATGCATCTATAGAGTTAATATTGGAAAGATTGTTATGATGAGTACAACGAGCATGAGCTTCTACTCTTAGAAGATTATTTCTTAAAAATATGCAAAAAGAGGTAGTAAGGAATGTGACAAAAAAATGATTTGCAGAAATTTTGGGTAAATGATTATTAAATCAAGTAAAAAGCTCTTGAGTTGAATGAATAGAAGAAATATTACAACAATTAGTTAGTAATGCTTTTATAAATACAGTAAATCCTGCTAAAAAATTATCTGAAGGTGTAATAGAATCATTTGATCAGGCATTTTGGCAAAGTTTCTTTTTCCCTTTATGATGATGAAGTGAATCTGTGATTAAAGATATACAGACAAATAATGCAATTGATAAAGTAACAGATATAGAAGCTCTAAAATATGTAATGGATAGAGAAGAAGCAAAAGCACAAAGAAATAGATTTAATGAAGCTAAAGAAAGACTTAAGAATAGGATTATAAACTGATATACTAATACACAAGAAGAATCTGAACAAATAGCAAAGGAAAATGAAGCAAGAGAACAGTTTGAGCAAGAAAGGGATGAAGAATATAAAAAAGAAATGCAGATAGAAAATGATATGATAAATGAAGCATTACTTGAATGAGATTTGAATGAGGATCTGTGAGATCCAAGATATCAAAAAAGCGACTCTCCACAGAGTGTCAGTGAAGACACCGTACGTGAAAAGAGTCGCACATGAAATGTATCGATTTCTTCTGAAAATTCAAGTGAAATAAGCAAAAATCTAAATGAAATAAAGAAAAATCTGGAAGATTTAAAAGCTGATACATTTTTACAGCAAATCAAAAAATCTATATCATGAGATGAAAAAAATAGTAATTACATAACGAATAGAATAAATGGAAATAAATATGTTCTACGTATAGCAGACCATCATGCTAATGCTAAAAATTCTAAAAAAAGTCCATATAATAATACAAGTATTGTTGTTAAACTCGTAAAAAGAAAAAATAATGGTAAAAATATACAATTCAAGAAATATAAATCAGTGGATATGATTGAATTTGTATATAATCCAGAAAATATGACTACTGAGAAGATGCAGGGAATAATTGACTGAATACAGAACTGGATAAAAACTTGAGAATATACAGATACAAACTACGATAGCAAAAACCAATCTACAAGAAAAATATGAGAAAAATCTGATGCAAAATATCAATGAGGATTAAAATATGAAGAAGATGATTATATACCATGAATTGCTAGTAATAAAGAGAAGAGTATATCAGGTAAAGAATGAATCAAACAAAGAAATAAGATAAATGATCAAACAATCGAAGAATTAGCAAAAAAATACTGAGTAAGGATAGATGTAATAAAATGAATGATTAAGTATTTGGAAAATGGTAAACGAGATGGGAAAAGTTTTGCTTATGGTAAATATGTAAATGATTTGCTAACTCTATCAGAGCAGATAAAAGAGAGTACAGCACCACATGAATTGCTTCATGCAATATTTGATATGATAGATCCTGAAACTAAAGCATATCTAATATCTCAGGTAATGAAGACTGAATGATGGAGTGCAGGTAGAGCTGAGGAACGATTGGCTGATAGCTTTTCTAATTTTTTCAGAACTGGGAAAATAGAATGAGCTCCAAAGAGTACATGGTGAAAAATCAAAATATTTTTTAAGAGAGTTAGGAGCTTCATTAACTGATTAGGTAAATGGAGGAACGAACTGGAGGATATATTTACTAATATAATTACTGCTGATGATATAGTAGACTTGCAAAATAGAGTAGATGAAAATAAAAGTCTAAATAAGTCTAAGGAAGCAATGAGAAAGAGATTTATGGAATATAGAAAGAATGCTATAAAGATACAGAAGAAAGCTGAGAGTAAAAACAAGTATCAGAAAGCATGAGATACTGAATCAGAAGCATTTAAGAAACGATTTGGAGATAGTAAGGTGGTAGATGAAAATTGAAATCCATTGGTAGTATATCATGGTACTCCATATGGATGATTTACTGTATTCAAAAAAACTAATAGATGATCTATATGAGATGAGTGATATTTTGGTAGAGGATGGTATTTTACAAATGATAAAGCTCTAGCAAAAGATTATTCAGATGAAGCATTTATAGATCCAGAAGAAAGGACTAATGAGCCATGAGCATATGGAAATGTAGAGATAAAAGAAGTATATCTAAAAATAGAAAATCCATATGTAGTAAATGAAAAAGATGTAGAATATGAGATGTGATCATTAGAAAAATTATTGGGAACTAAGAATCCATCTGAATCCACAGAAAAGTTAAAAGATGAATGATATGATGGAGTAATATATGAGTTTAATAGTGGTACTAAGGAGTATACTGTATTTGAGCCAAATCAGATAAAGTCTGCAACAGATAACATAGGTACATATGATGCGAATAATGACGATATAAGGTATCAAAGAGGATATCATGGAAGTCAAGTTGAGTTTAAAAAGTTTGATCATTCACATATGTGAGAATGAGAATGACACCAAGTGCATTGATGGTGAACATATATCGCAAAAGATATAGATACATGAAGATATTATGCTGAAATGAGAGATTATTTATATTCTTATGATCCTGAAAAATTTAAAAAATTATGACGAGAAGAAAAGAGCATAATTGACAATTTAATAAAAGACTTAGCTGATAATTGAGGAAAACTTGAAGAGTATATAGAATGAGCGATAAAATGATATGAAGCTCAGATGGAGCATGAGAATAACTGATACTTTAAAAATGATATACAAAAAAAGATAGATTTTCTAAAATCTTTAGATTTAAAAGATTTTACATTTGAGGGAGGAGAAAGGCATTTGTATGAGGTAGAATATCCTGATCCAGTGAAAGCAGATACTCCTACATGAAGTAACTATTTGGAAGAAAATAAAGTTTTGAGTAGAAATGAATTGGATAAAATAATTAAAGCATTGGAGAAAAAGAAAACACAATGATCTGAAAGAGCAATGAATAATCTTGAAGATGATATAGAAATCTGAAAAGAAATTACTGGTGAAGATTTAGTCCATACTTTAAGTATGTCCATGTCACCTAGATGGGCAAGTAAATTTTTGGAGAGTATAGGATACGATGGAATACATTATTTTTGAGTGCGAGATTGAGAATGAAATGTGATTTTTAATGAAGACAATATTAAGATAATAAATCATGAGAAATACCAGAAAGCTGACATAGATCCTGAAGCAACTTCTCCTGAAGATTTGATCGAGGTAAATGATAAGTGATTGGATGTGATGGTAAAATTTGTGAGTGAAAAACAGAAAAAGAATGCAACGGATGTAAATAAAGAATTACTAACAGATAATGGTAATCCATATATGTGGACAAGTACTAACAAGTATAAATCTAAAGTAATAACTGACTGGAGGAATGTAGAAGATAGTAAATATAAAGAATATACGGATAAATGAATACAAGTAGCATGGTTTACTAATAATTCAAGTATGAGTTATAGTTATGCTGATTATAAGAGCAAACTAGCTCCAGTAAAAAAATTTAAGTCAATAGATGAGTTGAATAAATTCTTTAAGGAAAATCCAAATAATTATGAGAGAATTCTATGAAACTGAATAGATGATGGAGTGCTAAAGTCCTCAGTAGTATATGAGATGAAAGAGAATGATGGAAGATTTGAGTTAATATCTAATTCTACTGAAACTTTAACTCAAAGTATGAAAGATTTTTATGATGGAATAAACAATGATTGGTTTTGAGGTAATATCTGAGAAATGCCAGAAAATAAAGATGAAGCACTAAAAAAATTACAAGAATACTATAATGAGCATGACTATGAAATAGACTGAGAAAGGACTGTAAAATTATTAAAAAACTGAAATGTAGAAAGGACTGTGGTAAAAGAGCCAACAGTATACAAAAGATTTGATACAAAATTGGATGCTCTAGCTGAATGATATACGATAGCACAAGAAGCTGATCTATATCATTATCAGTGAGTAATCCAAAAGATGAAAAATCCTCTAGTAGTAGATATTAGGAGTAAAGATAATACCCCTAGTACATGGAGCAGACTGTGAACAGTAAATGATATTTTTAATAAAGAATGAATAAATTATAACAAGGAAGTAGACTACTATATAAGAGATGTAGAGGAAGCTATGGATGGATTCTCAGAAAGAATGAAAGCACTAGAACAATATTGGAATGATGCATATAGAGATGATCCATACGGAGAAGTTAGCCAATTTATGTGAAATGTACAATTATCAGCTAATAATTGAGTAGCATATATGGTAGATGAATTGGAGGATTTGCTAAACGATCCTGCTATGTGAGAAGATCTAAAAATAGGACTAGATACTGAAGTATATGGAGATTTGCGCGACTATGGAAGAACTCTAAGGGATGTAATAACTGAATTGAGGAACTTCATAAATACTGATAGGAATTATTATGCACTAAAAAAATTATCTCCAGAATGAATAGAAAGCTGGGTAAAAGATATGGGAGCTCCAAAAGAGATAGTTAAAATGATAAAAAACAAAAATTGGAAAGATATGCTAGGAAATTGGAGAGATATAGGAGATAAATGATGGAGAGAAAATATAAGGGAATTGCTCACTACTAACTGAATGGATCTGGAAACTAACGACTGGGTAAGATATGCATTAGATAGTGGAAAATATGATTGAGTAATTTTCAAAAATATAATTGACTATGGATGATTGCCAAAAGAATGATGGGAAAATGCTAAAGGTGGAGATGTGGCTGTCACATTTAGATCTAATCAGTTTAAGACATGGGATAATGAAGATCCTACTGATAGTAAGTATATCAGATATCAAAGAGTTTACCACTGAAGTCCTGCAGATTTTGATAGATTTGATAGCTCACATATGTGAGAATGAGAATGAGCTCAGGCTCATGGATGGTGACATTATGTAGCAGTAGAGGAAAATACATGAAGACATTATGCTGAGATGAGGGGAAATTGACAGTGGAGTTATAAATGAAAAAATAGACAAGCTATAAGAGATATGGTATGATTGGAAACTCCAGAAGAAAAACAAGCATTAAGAACTATGGCAAGGATGGAAGAATGGGGATGGAGTTTTGATAAAGCAAAAAAAGATCAAATAAAAGATTACAATGAATATATAGATAAATTAAATGAAAGAATAGATAGAGTAAAGAAATGAGATCATAGTATATATGATACAGTAGAAGAAGCACAGGATGAACTAGAGAAAGCAAAGAATGAATTAAAAATATTAGAAAGTTTATCTGAATCTGATTTTAAGAAAACTATGAGAAATCTCTATGAAGTAGAGATACCTGATATAAAGAAAGCAGATACTCCTACATGAAGTAACTATTTGGAAGAGGGAGTAAGAAATACTGATCCTGATTTTAGAGAAAAATTCATAAAACCTGAACAAGTAGATAAATTTGTAGATTTGCTCAAAAACTATGATGAAGTAGCTTGACAGAAACTAGCAGATAAAATGTATCATAGAAGCCCTGTTGCCCCTACGATGTTATGAGCAGATATGTATAAAGAATTAAGTAGAGTACTTGGTAGTGAGAAAGAGGCTTCAAAGTTTTTAAATAAAATATGATACGATGGTATCCGCTACTTCTGATGAAGAGATGGAGAAGCTTATGTGATATTCAATGAC